CGTCTTCACTTCGCGGAAAGCGGCAGCAATATCTCGGAACACACTTCCGGCATTTTCTGCGTTGGCAATTTCCTCGTCGATCTTGGCTATTGCGTCCGCAATGGCTTTGACATCTGACGGGTTCAGCGATTCGGCGGCTCCTTGCTGGAATCCCAAAAGTTGCTGTTTGAGCATCTGAAGGGCTCCGACACCAATGTTTTCGAGGTCCCCGAATGCGGCAATATACATTTCGGTACTCTTGTATGATTCCCATTGAGCCTTGCCAATTTCATCATACATCTCTCTGATACGTGCAGTAGTCGCTTCGTTTATTTCTGCCTGTCCTACTACGATTCCGGTCTTATCAGAATCTTTATTGACATTCTTTATCTTGTCAAGATCAGAGAAACCGTTTGTGACAGCCTGTAGAGAAGCGATGTCGGCTTCTTTTCTTGCCCTTGAAATTATCTTAAGTGCCTCATCCTGCTCTTTGATAAGAAGTTCAAGCCTGCGTTTCTTGATGTTTTCAGCAGCTTCAATGCTTTCTCTTGTATTAACCTCCCTATATTTCTGTTCCTGCTTCTGCAGTTCAGCAATAAGGGTGGCAACATTATAGCCCTCGCTCGAAATACCAAGGTCTCTCAGGTTTATGGCAATATCATATTTTTCCCAAAGACTTTCGGTCTCTTTAGCAAGTTTCTCTAAGGCCGCCTCCGTGGCTGACTGATTAAAAGTAAGTTTGAGTTCGATCCAATCCTCTCTGTCAAGTTTACCTTTCAGAGAATCAAGCCAGGCATGAACTGTGCTGTCATCGAAGTTTACAGGCAAAGATACCTCTGCGGTCTTTGCCATGGATTCCAATTTCTCCTTGAAAAGTAGATCACCTTCGTTGTCAAGCAAGGCGAACTGATCCTTGGCGTTGATGACTTCATCAGCCAAAGCCTTGACAGCAGCCTTCCTCTCTTCAAGGGCTTTCAGGTAGTCTTCTTCCTGTTGCTTCTTTCTGGTTTCGTCAATCACTTCGTTAATTGAAGTGAAAAATGCTTCCAATGCCTTCAGGTCAGTTGCAACGGTGCCAATGTCGTCGAACTGAACCGTCCACTCCATGACTTTAATAGGATTTGGATTATCGCTGGACCATTGCTCAAAAATGCTCTGTCTTTCCTGATGAACTTTTCTAAGCCTTTCAACAAATGTATCAAGGCTCTCATCATCCTTTTTCAGCAATTCGCCGAATCCGAAGTTTAGAGAGGAACCATCAAACTGTTTGTTGATGTCTTTGAATATGTCGTTCAACGCCTTTTCGATAGGAGACATCGAGATTGACCCATAGGCAGAATCAAGTTCTATCATTAAAGCCCTTTTCATCATGTCTGAAAGGTCTGACTCCTGAATTTTCTTGACCAATTCTACTTTTTTCTGGTCAATAAAGTCTTGTATATCACTCTTCTTTTGAGCCGGATTAGCCTCATATTCCACTCTCTGCTTTTCTGTGATATTCTCTCCGAACTTCTCGGCAGATTTGCGGAATTCATCAATCTGTTTCTTGAATTCCTGAGCGTTGGCATTAAACCTTAAATCAATGATTGAATGCTCCTGAACATTCTGAATGGATTTGAGAACATCAGCAAACTGACTCTTGATCCTATTGATGGCGGAGTCAAATCCAAGCCAGCCGAATCTTTTTAACCAAGTACCCTTTTCGTTTCCAGAATAATCATCCAGAGAGTTAAAAAAGTCTGCCATGATGTCTTCGATGGTGGAAAGCTCACCAGACAGAATCTTTGATTCAGTATGGGAGCGAAGAGCATCTATTTCTTCTTCGGAGAAGACCGAGATACCAAACCTCATCGCATTTCCTCGTATGCTGTTAAAAGACCTCATGAACTTTCTTTGCCGTTTGCTCTCTTCATCCTGAAGATTGCTGACAACATTCTCAATCTGCTTCTGTTGGGTCTTCTGGGCTATATATTGCTGAATAATGAGGATGTTTTCTGAATATGCTTCATTAAGTTTATCCAGATTGCTCAATTCTATGTTTTGAAGAGGAAGAATGTTGCCGTATTCATGCTTGAGGTCTTCAAGTGCTTGTCTGCGCTTCTTGTCACTTGCCGTCGTGTCGTTAATGACTTTGTTAAGAGCCTCATATCTGGCCACGCTTGTAGCCATTTCCTTGTTGCCTTCCTCCTGTATCTTCTTAAGTTCTCGGGTCTCTTTGTTGGCTTTTCTGATAAGCATTATCACTGTAGCCAGGACAGCCACTACAGCCGCGATATATGGACCTAATTTGCCAATAGCAGCCACAATGCCTTTGAATCCCTGCTTCTCGCCCCCAAATGCAGCCTTAAGCAGTTTCAATGCGTTGCCTGCCTTATTGATGTCAAGGGTCAGCTTTATAAGGCCCTTGCTCACTAATGCAATTCCACCGGAAAGCGTATAGAAAATGGTTCCAGCCACAAGGAGAGTTTCGAGGACTTTGTAATTCTCGATAATCCAAGTGATCCCCTTAATGACGGCTTTTATCACAGAATCACTATCCTTTCCAATCTTATTCAAGGCAATCTCCCAGCGGTCCTGCAGGTTTGAGATAATACCATGAACGGTTTCTGCCTGCTGCTCCTGCATCTTGTAGAATGTACCTCCCATGCTTGTGTTCTGCTGTAGAACAGCATATACATCCTCATACGATACCATTTTTTTGGAAATCATGTCAAGGACCTCTCCGGTAGATACTGCACGTTTCTGTATTTCAGTAAATCTGTCAGCAAGACCGCCCAGCATATTCACTCCGGCTTCAGAAAATTGCCGGAGTTCGGTTCCTTTGAGTACCGTCGCTGATTTTACCTGGCCTAATGCCAGAATGAGCCTCGACATATCCACCCCGATACCGGCAGATATGTCGCCCAGCATACCGGCTGTGTCAAGAAGTTTGTCTGTCTCGATCCTGAATGCTGCAAGCTGCTTGGTCTGTGTCGCAAGTTCAGAAACTTGGAAAGGTGATTTAACCGCACGTTTTTCTATCTCGCGGAACATCATGTCCGCTTTTGGAGCATCCTTGATTATTACCGCGAGGGATTTTTGAATGAGTTCAAAATCACCACGGGTCTTCACCATGTCTTTCAAGGTGTTGAAAACTGCAGCAGCAGAAACTACTTTGCGAAGTTCCCCACCAAGCATGGTCGCGGCTTCCGAAGAGTTGTGCAAAGCATCCTCGATCAGAACTATCTTATTTTTCAGGAGGTCAAGTTGATGAGAGGCGTTTTTGAATTCTACGGAAGAATCGGCATCAAGCCCAGCCTTCTTAAGTTTCTTCAACGCATTTTCTATCTGTGTCGCCTTAGACTTCATCTGCTCCACAGTGTTCTCATCCAGCCCGAGTGCTTCAGCCAGACTCGATTTGCCCTCCGCTTCCAATGCCGCTGTCTTTGCGGCATCCTTTACAGCCTTTTTGGCTTCACGGGCTCTGTCTGCCTCTGCTTTTGCAGCCGCATCAGCCTCTTTCTTAAGACCAGGCAACTTGCTTTTCAAATCATCCATAGCCTTTGCGACCTGCTCGATCCAAAGGTTACGGGCTGCCTCTCCGGCCTCTCCTACCTGACCGGGTTTCAGGATTTCTTCTTTTGCCTTTTTCAATGCCTCCATTTTGATCAAGGCATTAGCATAATTCTTGTCATCCAATCCGAGTGCGGTATTGACACTGTTCTCGGCACGAGCAAAATCAAATCCTGCCCCCAGTTTCTTAAGCCTTTCTTCGAGAATGGCTATCCTGTTGGTGTATTCGGTAATGTTGTTAAGACTCGTTGGTGACAAGGTGAAGCCATCCAACGCTCCAAGTTCTTTCAGTCCTGCAATGCCTTTCTGATACTCCTTGATGCGTTGCATTATGGCGGCATAAGTGTCTGCTCTCTTTGTGAGAGTTTCTTTAAGCCTATTATTGATGTCCTCTTCTGCTTTGACGGGGTCAATGCTTTTACCCTTGCCAGCCTTGCTGGTAAAGGACCCCATTTTTGACAGTTTCTCGGCTGTTTCGGCGACTTTCTTCAACGAGGCGAGAATATCCTTGTCTTTGATGTCGATCTTGATTTCCGGCAGTTTTAGGCTGTTTAATTTGGTTGCCAGGCTGTCAGCCTTTCCCAATGCCTTGCCGAAGTGTGCGGCCATTTTATCCGCCGCCTCACTCATTGCTGTAATTCTTGTTTGTGCTGTCTCAAGATTGTCGAGTGTTCTCTGATCAATGGTTAGCGCAGCACCAATTCCATCTGCCATGTCGTTTATTATTTGAAGACAGGGACATTAAGGTCAGATAACAGTTGCGAGGGGTCGGAGTACGTTATAGCGTTTTTCTTTTCGGTTTCAATCTTTGCCTGTTCCTCTGTCAGGTGTTCAATATGTGTATTGTCATTCGCAGCCAGCTCAACCTGCGGGACGGTCCAAGACCATAGATATTCTTCCTTGCTTATGAATGGAAATGCTTTCAGGAAGTCTATCATTTGCCCCCATTCTGTTCTTGCAATAACAGTTTTTGTTCTTCCATCGTCGTCTTCCTTCCGAGTAACTTCTGGCGTAATATCTGAATCGAGCTGGTAATTGAGAAAAAACTTTCAACCTCCAACATCTGAATTATTTCAAACAGGAGTGCCATCCAGCCGGACTGCTGTGTGTCATAGAGAATGGTAAGGTATGTGTCCTCGAACTCCTGACTATATGCTCCATCCTTGCCGTTGGCGAAAATTCTCTCTCTGTCGTTTAGCAAGCCGAGTGTGATGACTTTTGCGACGGCAGGGACATTTATCGCAAATTGCTTGAGGACATCACCCATTGCAGATGATTCTCCTTTGTCAATCTGTATGGCCTCCTGTGCAATGAGCCATTGGGTACCAGGCTTCAGTGCCTTGACCTCCCACTGCGTACCATCGAAGTTTACCAGTCTGGGAGAGTCATTCATGATCTCGATAAGCCTCTCCTGTGCGTCCAAAGTCGGGGGCTCATTGAGTTTCTTCCTTTTCTTCTTATCCATGAGCATTTAAGAAATAAGGGAGACGGAAGCCTTCGCTTCTGCCTCCCTGAGATTACAAGAGAAAGCCCTGTTAGCCTTCTGTAGTCGTGGCCTCAGCCTCATCGTCCTCTGCAGCCGGCAGTGCTACTGTCACAGTTTTGGCCTCAGCATGAGGCAGAGTGACGAATGGAGTGACGATGCTCTTGTCGTTCAAAGTCAGAAGGGCATCCTTGCAGTTACCCTTGATGAAGCCCTTGCCGACACCTGTCTTAAGTGTGGAAAGGTCGAGATTTGGATCAAGGTTCACGCGAGGTGCGATGAGCGTGTCATTCTCCATCACGACATCAATCCTTGCATACTTACGCTTGTAAGTCGCTGGTGCGGCAAAGCCGGAGCCGAACTTGACGAAGCCAAGACACTTCTCGATGATTTCGTCACCGACATCGGCAGACTCCATTGAGAGGTCCCACTTTCCGAGAGTAACGATGTCAAGGATGCTGTCATCGGAAGTCTCGCAGTCGATTGGTGCGGTGTTGGAATCTGCTCTCTTGATAGAGGTCGAGTCCGCAACAATGCTCTTGAGCTTGATCCTCGTCTCTTCAAGCCCAGTGTTGTCTTCTTTCCAGAGGGTGAAATAAATCGCCTTGACTCCGGTCAAAAATCTTGTTGTTCCCATATCTGTTTTTGTTTAAGTGATAATCAGATTGAGTTCTACGACGTTGTAGAACATGTCATTTATTGCATCGTAGTCGCCGAAACGTCGTCCGATGTTGATGTGATAGAAGGGGTCGGATGATGATAATACTATGGCGTTCAGAGCCTCTTCAAGATGATGGAGGACAGGGACATTTTTCTCTCCGGGTGTGTCGCATTGAGCATACAAGAATACCATTGCTTTGCCTTTACCATATCCGTCTTTCTCAACGATGTTGCTGATGTCTATGGTCACGACATCCTGCCAACCTTTCTCTATGGCATTGGGAAGCCCACCGAAGAATATGTTGTCTGACAACTTCTCACGGAAGATGCTGTCAAGAAAACTCTCTATTCGAGATATGTTTCTGCGGTTTATTGCTTCAAGTTCAGCCATAAATTTTACAGGTTAATCAGTTCTACATTCCCCTTGAAAAGTTCTGCGGCTTCGTCAAGAGAGTCCAATGTCTGAGAAAGGATTCTATAGCGGTCCATTGCTCCGCGAGGATTATAACCTTCCTCTTGCTGTCTGGAATAAAACAGTCCGTTTACCACCAGAAGGGTCAGCTTCTTTCCTACGGGTGCAGTGTATGCGTCAATGAACTTATCCACAGCCTTTCTACCGGTTTCCTCTCCGGTCTCGGCTCCGTAAATCTCTCCTTTTGACATTTCAGGTTCGAGATATTCCCTATGAATTTCCTTCCCGTCATAATAGATCGCAAAGGCATAGGCATCGTGCTGATTGAATTTCCGGTTTCTGGTTTCCTTGCTGTCATAGGCTTCCTGAATTACCTTCCGTCCCAAGTTGCACAACTCTTCAAATGCTGCCGGACTATAACTGTCATAACTGCCTTTAGCATCGGCAATCATTTGGAGTATGTCATCAAAGGCTTTCATGGATTAGGTATCATAGTCCTTGACATAAGCGACAACGCCGCCCAATTCGCTTCCCACTACGTTGGTCACAAGACCAGAAACATCTATCCCGTACATGTTGCCGGAGAATTTCATCCCTCGCTTGACCGGTACATTGGTCTTTTTATCATGGGGGAAATAGACGCTGAATGTGGCAATGAGAGTCGGGTTCGCTGCTTTGGAAACCTCCTGAATGTCGCACCTTGTTTCAAGAACGAGTTCTTCACGGTCTTTCCTCTCATGCAGTGGCACTGACTTATCGCCCTTGACAAGCCTATAGAACGCGCCCTTGAAAGGGTAATGGTCGATATTTGAGTCAAAAGCCATCATTCCATCCACGAGAGGGAAGATTCGGGGATGAGATCAAGTTTCGCATCCCCATACTTCCTATAGATTTTCACCATTGTATCATAGATGTCCTCCTTGTCACCATACGTCTGTGATCCTCTTGTTGTAGAGAACTGACCGTGCTGGTGGCTCAGGCTTGGGGTGTTGTTGGGCCCACTCCATATTACAAACAGGACATCTGCGTGTAACAGTTCTTTCTGCTTCTCTGTCAAATCCTTCGGATCAATATCCAGAACGCCCCTGTCAAAGGCAATCCTTTTCAGGACTGCCTTGTCGAGTACGAAAGCCGTGAGACCGTCAATGTAATCTATGATACTCAATGCTTCCATCCTATCCTGCTACAGAGGTGTCCACAATCACGTGATACAGGAACTCATCAAGGGTAGGAACAGCAGACACTACCATGTCTGTGTGCCATTCCTGATAGTCACCGTTGTCAAGAGTTGTGTTGAAGAAGGTGAAGATGTCCACGTTTGAGAACACCTTTACGATAGACTTCGCACCGTACTTCTTTGCCATTACGATGTCAAGTGGTGCAACCTTCTTGACCTGACCGGCAAAGCCTGTTGGCCTGAGAACGGCGTTTTTCTGGTCCCAGCCGTGAACTGTGGTCTCGCCGTCTTTCTGCTGTTCCTTGACTACCTCGATCGGAGACAGGAACTCGTTGTTCTTGAAGGCTTCCTCGAACATGGCGGTTGTAATCGTCATGGATGTAAGGTTCACCTTCTCGTTGAGTTCTCTCCACTCCTTGATATACTCAATTACCTGAGTATTCTTGAGAAAGACGTTACGGAACATGTCGAGAGGAATCTGCCATTTGAGAGGACCCTGGTAGCCGCTTTCGTCGCGGAAGTCAGCCTCGATCTTCTGCATCTGGTCAATGAGTTTGCACTCCGGATCAGACCATGCCTTTGCACCTGCCTTCTTGTAGTTTGTCGCAGGGATTGTGGCCTTTGAGAGAGGTGCCTTGATACCGTCACCATAGTTCCAGACGATGTTACCTCTTGAGAGAAGCTGTCCGGACATGTTTGTCATTGTCTGGTTTCCTTCGTCGATCATCACCTGCAGGTCGTCGCGGTATGCCATGACGATTTCTGCATCGTTTCCGAAGTATTCGTCAAACATTCTTCTCTTGGCCTCACGCTCCATAGCCTGCTCCACATAACCTTTGGCGATGAAGTCAGGAATGGTACCGAGATAGAACTCAACACCATTCTTGTCTCTTGGATAAGAGTCTCCGAGAGGTGAACGAAGGTCCAACATGCCGGGAACTGCGGCCTTTCTCATCTTTGCCGCGAAAGTAGCTGTGCCGTCAGGCTGTCTCTCTCCAGTAAGAGGATCAACCTTGAACTGTGTCCTCCAGAATCCGTAGTTCATTTTGATGAGTTCGGGATTTGTCAGGAGAACAGAGAGGGCATTCTTTCCATCCTGGCTCTTCCAGAATGAAACATATCTACTGTTGTTAAAGTCGTATTTTGCCATAACTGTTCAAGTGATTAAAGTTCAAACCATCCGTTGATTCTTGACTTGTTGAGCTTCTTGATGCACTCAGGAAGCGGACTCATCTTCTCGATGAATGCTACTTCGTGAAGGACAGGCTCAATGAAGTAACGGGCTCCGTCGAAGTCCTCATCTCCTGTTGCTGGGGCATAGAACATGTCGTAGTCTGCAGGAGCACAAGTGTTCGGGTTGGTCACGACCATCTTCTGGTCTTCACCAGCAGCCTCTGCCTCTACAAGGACTGCTCCGTCCTCAATAGCACCGAGGGTAGCGGAAAGGGTGAGTTCGTATGTCTCATTCACCTTCTTGACCGCTGTGACTGTTACGGCTGTACCTGTCTTGCTCACATCGTCTGGAGCAACCATGAGGATGTCACCGGCAAACGGGATATGCTTGTATCCGTCGCCTGCAATAACGATAGTAGTCGCACCGTCTTCAACAGCACCTTTCACAAGGAAAGTCTTAAGGATATACAACTTAGGACTTTTGCCGTTGGCTTCAGTACGATACTCAATGAGGTCTCCGGCAAAGAGTTTCGCCTGACCCTTGAATGGATTCTGAATACATCCTCCGATAGGTGGGAAGACGAGTTCATGCTTTCCTTTCATCTTTACGAAAACGCTTCTTGCGCCTCCGAAGGAACCACGCTTCTGGAGCATGGTTGTACCGAGTGATACGCCTCCGAATTCTTTCATTTCTTACTGTGTTAGTGATTACTGATAAGTTTCACGACTCTTGGCCATTTCAACCAAGTCATCGAAAAGACCTTTCTGGTCTCCCTTTTCTCCCGGTCCCGGGAATTGTGGGGAGGTTACATTGTGACCTGCTTTGTACTTGTTGTAGAGCCCAAGAAGGCGTTCACCTTCGTCTTCTACTACAGACTTTTCGCTGATCGTTGTAATTCCCAGCATGTCTTCAATCCATTCACTTTCTTTGACGTTCTTGTCTTCCAGGTACTTCTTGATGTCTGCGCGGATGCTGGCAACTTTGGCTGACTTGCTCCTTTCCTCTTTCTCGTCAAGGAGGGTCTTTACCTGCTTCTTGAGTTTAGAGACTTCGTCATCCGTCTCTTCCTCATCATCTTCCTTTTTCTCAGGTTTCTTGTAAGGATTCTTGTCCTGGTAATCCTTGATTCCCTGAGAGACATCATGTTCGACATTTGAATTGGTGCTTTCCAACATAGGTTTGACCTTATTGACGAAGTCATCCAACTCCAGTTCGTCATTGTCAAGGAGCGTCATCAGGGTTTCTACATGACTTTCCAATGTCTTGGCTGACATACGCAAGGGTTTCTTGCCTCCATTAGTCAGCAGTGCTGTGAGTTTTTCACAAGCCTCTTTCTTCGTGAATTTCATAGTGCGATTGTCTTTTCACGCAAAATTATTCACCCCTTTAACGAAACTTTTATGATTTGGAAGGCGTTCTCTTCACTCCTTTTCAAAAGTGAAGAGGTTTGTTTCGAGAAGCGTAAAAATCACCGCTTTTATCCCATAACCTTGCAATAAAAATCATATATGATAGCAAGAGAAATCGGTGAGATGAGGAAGAAAGGCATTACTGTGGTAAGCCCACAGGAAGGCTTTCAGCAGAGGTTTACACGAAGCAACTGTAATACTGTCTTCGGTGGTGGCGTATTGAATCCTCAGCCATTGACATCATCTATCCTTACCCCATCCGGCTTTGTCAAGTTTGCCGACATCAAAGTGGGGGATGAAGTAATCGGACTTCAGAATGAAAGGCAGTATATAACCCATAGGGATAATGAGGGCGAAAAGGATTGCATTCGTGTTGTCCTTGAGGACGGTAGCAGCGCAGAGTCGGCACTGGATCATAAATGGTGGATTCTGCGTGACGGTATCGGCGAAATGACAGCCATATCCTTTGAACTGTTGGAATCCTATCAGATAAGTGTAGAGAAGGGCCTGGACTACGGTGTATCAGTCTTTCGCTATATCGACGGGAAGCCAGTTCCTGTAAAAGTCAAAGAGATAATTGATATAGGCAAGCAGGAAGTCGTCTGCATCGGCGTTTCAAATGACGATGAACTATACATTACTGATGACTACCTCATCACAAAGAACTGCGGAAAGGCACAGCCATACGATGCCCGGATTCTTACCCCAGACGGATTTGTCAGAATGGGCGAACTTGTAGAAGGAGACATCATAACATCGACTGAGGGTGGAACTCAGACAGTGTTGAGAATCTACGAGAAGGGAATCCGAGAGATTTTTACCGTGCATTTCAAAGATGGAAGGACACAATGTTGTGCTGAACATTTATGGAAGGTTTACGACAAGCAACGACAGGAATTCTGTGTTCTGACAACTCAGGAAATCATGGATATGGGGTGTGACAGATTTGCCGTAGCATGTCCGAAAGCAGTAGAGTTTACCCCTTATGCTTACGACGAGAGGCTTCACGTCCCTTTCTACGTCCTCGGGCGTATTCTTGGCAAGGGAGACATCACCTCAAAGGATATTAGTCCCGGCATGAGGGAAAGGTTATCAATGGCAGGAGTTAAGACTTTCCTTGGTATTCCACTTCGATATAAAAGGGGGTCCATTCAGGAACGAAAGGACCTCCTTCGAGGTTTTATTGATGAAGTGGCTTCTCCATTTGAGCCAGGTACTAATCCAACCATTGCCTCTGTGGTCAGTGGCAGGGTCTCACACGACCTGTCATACGTGGTTCATTCTCTCGGAGGAACTACGATCCGCAAGAAATGTGGTAATGATCGGTACCGGATATGGATAACAATGCCGAATGTAGATGAAGTGTATTCCCCAAACATGAATGACAGTGATTGTGAGGAAAGGGTAGTTTATAGAGACTTGATGAAGATCGTTCCCGGGGGAAAGAAAAAGACACGTTGCATTCTGGTGTCGGACGCTTGCCATCTATACATCACGGACTTTTTTATTCCCACTCATAATACGTTTGCTGCAATCCTGATGGTGGCTGAACCTTCGCTTGATCCTCGATTTAGAGCAGCTTTCACCCGACGAAATCTCGGAAACTTGAAGCAGGGTGGTGGTATTGTCGATGACTTTCAGATTGCCTATGGCGACATGATCAAGGTTACAACGTCCGAAAACCCACGAATTACTTTCCCGTCCGGTTCATACGTGGATTGTCTTCATATTGCAGACGAAACACCGAGCAAACTGATGGAGCGAGCGAAAGGTTGGCAGTATGATGTCTTCTACATGGATGAGCTGACTTCCTATGCGTTCACCACATTTTCAATCGTAGGAACACGTGCCAGAGGAAAAAGTAATTTCACCGGTCATGTCTTTGGCACAACCAATCCTAAACGTAGTCATTGGACCAGAGATATGCTGGATTGGTATATTGGCATTGACGGGTTCATTATCCCGGAAAGAGACGGCGTGGTCAGATATTATTTCCAGAACGGAGAGACCGTCAAGGATATAATCATGGGTGACACCCCGGAGGAAGTCTATGCCCTTTGTAAACCTAACATAGACCGTAAACTGGCAAAACTTGGTGGCAGCAACTGGACCTACAAGGACATTATTCGCTCATTTGTATTCTATGCTGGAAAGATGAGCGAAAACAAGGCTTCGGTAGGCAATAATCCGAGTTATATTGGAGCCGTTGCTGCAGTCGGAGGAAAGCGTTCCGAACAGTTGATTGAAGGAAACTTCAATGTTGATGAGGACGAGGAAGACGATATTCCTATCCCATCACGTGCGGCAATGTCAATGTTCTGCAACGACGAATGCCGAAACGGTATCAAATGGATTACGGTGGACTTGGCTGACGTGGGTACTGATAACATGATCTGCCTGCTATGGGACGGCTTTCATATTGAAGATATTCTGATAATCCAGAAAGGCTATCCGCGTGAAAACTGGCAAAAACTGAACAGGTTTGCAGTCAAGAATGGTGTGCCCGACAGCCATATCATCTACGACGGAACTCATGGAGCATACATGCACGACTATATGCCGGATGCGAAAGCGTTCGTGTCATCGTCCTCGGCGATAGGTCTTGATGCCAGGACATGCGACAGACTTAAGGATGAGGCATATTATAGACTTGTGGATATGATCAAGGGTGGAAGAATATCCTGTTCTTTGAAAGTTGCCAAAACCATCTATAAGCATCAGAAACTTAAGGCCGAGATTACGGTTCAGGCAGAATTGCTCGATGAATGCAAGGTGGTCAGGTTTAAGGAGACCACAAGAGGTATGAAGAAACTGCTGCCGAAGAAGGAAATGAACGCCATGCTTGGCAACGGACGAAGTATGGACGTTCTCGACCCGATAGCGTATAGAATGCTCACTATACTTGATGTCCCTTATGGTGAGGAACTTGATGCCGGACGTGCAGACAGAGAGGATGAAATGTATCGAGAAGAGGAAGGCTTTGATATTTATAATGATGGTAATTGGGCCTGATTTTGGCACATAGAGAAAAAAGATTACCTTTGTACTTCCTCTCACCTTTTAGTCTCTGACAATGTTTGCGTTGTCAGAGACTTTTTTATTGCCAACGGATCAGAGGAACATTAACAGTCGCCTGAACGCTCACCCTTTTGCCAACGATGTCATACCCTACTCCTGCACTGAGTTCTATCCATTTCATTTCATATCCATATTCAAGACCTATAGGAAGGGTTGTGTTTATCCCGTCAAATGATGGAGCAGCAAAGAGGGATAGACTGTGCGGCTTGTTTGGTGGTGTATAGGTCTTTGTGATTACATCCCTATATCTGTTGAACTGAAGGCTGTCAAGCCTGGGATCGAAGCCACTTACCCATGCTTCATAATCTTCGGTCTGGTAGTGCCTCTGTTGCCGATTGAGAGTCAGGTATATGGTATCTTTCCGATGGAGTGTGTCTGTAAAAAAGAAATACTTAGGAGCAGAGATATTGTTTCTGAAGACAGAAGACTTCGCCAATGGAATGGTTATCTTGCTGGGAGTATATACGGTCTTGTTTGAGACCGGTGATGAGTCTTTTATCGTGATGACCTCTTTTAGCGTATCAGGTGGGGCAATGAAGGCCTGACAAAGTCTTGCCGGATGTCCTGTGCGAAAAGCAAGCAGGAGCAGACACGTAGCCGCGAATGCTCCTGCAATGAATACAAGTAGATTATGGATGATGTTTTTCATTCCTGGTATGTGAATTTGCTCAGGCGGTTCAACCAGCCTTCAAGATTATCCTTCTGCGTATTGGTTTTGTCATTTCTGACAATCTGATGGAAGAAATTGAATCTCATTTCGTATATCTTCCTGAAAAGAGTTTCAGGGTCTTGTGCGTTAATTGCCTTGAGGGTGATAGGGCCAACAACGCCGTCTGGCTTTACTCCAAGGATGTTCTGCACTTTCTGAATGGCGACGAATCCGGAATTGTACATCCAGTCCACGAAGATTTCCGCTACGCTTTGACTGATGATTTCATCACCTTTACATTTATTCCAGTAACCAACCCTGAGAATATGCCACCATTGTTCATCTGTCATATTCTGCAGATCCTTAACTGTCATGTGCTGGCCATAGAAGTTCCGAAAGGTCTTAAGTGTCACGCCACGATATGTGGGGCCGCCCCTGTCGCTTTTCCTGTTAGAAAATCCCCCTTCGAGGTCATTGAGGAATTTTCCATATTTAATGATGTCTGCCATGTTATTCCGTGATTTCAGGGAGAATATACTGTATATTCATTGCCGCATCGTGCATAATCTCTTGGGCGGCCTCCTGTTCTATGTCGATAGGACGAGTGAATTCAGCAAAGATACTTCCGTTTCTATCGTGTCTGTTGTCAGAAAGCCGTTTGATGATGACCCCTTGGCATCCGTGACTTGACATGATTGCTTTGGTGTATTTGTCATCAATCTGGTGATCTATGTCGGTGATATACATAAAGAGGTTTTCAATCAGGCTGCGATTGAATTTGGCGACCTCGGCAATCGGCAAGTTCTGGATGACAGGCTTCATCGGCTCAATACCTTTACGCTTGACTTCATAGTAGATGCTCAACTTTTCTTCATTCCCGAGAGGATGAGGCTGCACTATGTAAACTCTGTCAGCACCAAGGTCACGCAGAACTTCATACAACTCACCATACACTATGCCGGAATTGTCTGACCGTCGTTTGCTTTTCTTCGCTTCTTCCTGCTTGATCTTTTCAATCTTGCGGTCAGTCTCCTTGTTTTTCGTGTACTGGTTGTATGTGAAATAAGCCGTAATTATTACGGCAAGTGCCGAGATAATTCCCGGCAAATTGTTCCAGAATTCAGCCATTGTCGTTAGAAAATTGCGGCAAGTATGAGCCAGTGAATAACCATGCCTATGAGTGAAGCCGAGAATCTGACAATCACTATGTCTGCCTCCACTGTCTCCCAGCAGCGTTTCCAGATAGCCTTATCTGACAGCGACACAAAGAAAGCCTTAAGCTGAAGCAGAGGTTCACTTTCCTTGCGTATTTCGTTCTCTGCAGCCCTCCACATTTCTGCGGCAATCAGTACGAGCAATGTCAATGCTCCGATCAGAAGCCCGATTATTAACCAGGCTTTCTTATTTATCTGTTGTCTTTCCATCGTCAGTATTTGTTTTGTTGTTTCTCTGTGCTATCTTTTCGGCTTTTGCATCAGCCTTTTTCTCTTCATCCTCGATTCGTTTACCCTCATCAGGAGTTGATTCGGTGTTCTTTTCAATGCCTGTCTTGTAACTGATCAATCCTGCACCTGCAAGATTGCTGAGCATCTGGTTATACTCTGAATCACTTCGTGGAGTCCATGGTTTGATATGTGCAGAGACTTCAAGGTCGGAGAATCGGGTGAAAGCCTTCAAATCCTTGCCTGTCTTAACAAGTTCCTTTCCCAGACCGTATTGGAATAGTCTGGCCATCTTGCTTATCACATTCTGCCACTCCGTTGCTCCGCGACGGGCTTCTTCATTGTCAAGCGATTGGGCGACCTGTATCGCAACTCCGGAAATGTCGGCACCCATACTGATGTCTTTCGGCAGAATGAATGTCGTGCTTGAACCCATCTGAATCTGCTCGAATATGCTCTTGAGGGTTTCCAGCATTCCTTCAGGAGTCGGAGGCGTGAGATATTTCGCGTCTCCATCTTTGTTCATGGAGGCATCATTCAGTATTACTGAACCTGCAATCTTTTTGGCTTTCTCGCTGAATTTTCCCTTGATGTAAAGCAGTCCCCAGCCGTGTCTCTTCTGGATAACGATGAATACGTTGTACAGAACCTCGAAAACCTCGATCTCATCCTGAACAGCATTCCAAGCGACATCACCGCGTTTGGTGACAAGAGGTATTTCATCGAACCCGTGTTCTCTTGTATCACTCAGCACCCATTGTGGCCCTTTATCGCTGACGGTCTTGACATGGTGGTAGCAAAACTTGTCACTATATGAGTCGATATGTTCTACACCATCGACCTTGTAATATACAGATTCCAGCAGCCTGTCTCCGTTCTCGTCGTTATGAGGACAAAGTACATAGCCGTCCTCGTATGACAACAACCTACACTTGATCTGGTCCTTCCTGTCTAAGTAAAACAGAAGTCCAGCATCACCGTATGCCTTCTGAGTTGCAACCATCTTCATCCTCATGCCGTCCATGTTGCGTTTTTTCCAGAACTTCTTGAATGTGGCGAAGTCCTTTTTCTCAGTTTCAGAAGGATTATCACTGTCAAGAGTAAACACGGTCTTATTTCCGCAAAGATGTAGTACCTGCTTGCTGCAGATCATCTTCTGGATTGGAATACCCATTTTCTTGAATTCCAGTTCGCAATAGCCTCCGGTCCTCAGTTTGACGGTTATTGACGGTACATTCTCGTCGTGATGGATTTTATGCCTTGCAGGGTCAAATTCGTCTATGAATTGTTTTTGAGAGACAACGGCCTTGCGGAAGTCAGGAAGTTCAGCCGTCATGAATTCGCCGACTTCCGTAGTAACCTCGTCAGACGACACAGGATCGCCCCCTCTTGTGAAAGGACGTTTCTTGATCAACTCGTCGGGATGTCCGATGAGCCAGTCAATCCTCTGCTCATGTCTTGACTTGACTTTTTTCGTCTGCTTTGCCATGTTATTTCTTGATAGCTACCTCTCTATGACAGTACGGACAAATATCATTGTATTTTGCAATGACTACAACTCTATTCTCTTCACTCTTGTCAGAAGTGCCAAACTTTTCTGCCAACTTCACTCGAATATCAGACTTTCGACCTATGAGAGTCGCCATTTCTTTGGGTTCGAGCATGTCTTTGTTGGTGTTTATGAAATCCTCAATATCCCTAAGGTCATCTTCCATTCCGGACTTCAATTCGTCGAATGTCACTCCGGTACCATGAGAGACAGACTGTGCGGCTGTACTTTCTGTGTAGTTCTTGTTAAGATAGACGGCCAGGTCAATCATCTTGTCTGAAGCCTGATATTTCTCGCGTTCTTTCTTTCCGATTTTGCCCCCATGGAGGACCTTAAATGCCAGTTCCTCATCATTGAAGACCTTGGAAAGGACACAGAAGGCTATGTCCTTGACTGTAACGTCATGACCATAGCCTTCCTTAACATCGCGGATTATTTCCTTAATTTCATCCTTTGATAGTTCCATCTTCTGACAACTTTTTGAGTTCGGCATCCAATTCAAGTCCCTGCCTGATTTGTTCCAGAGCCTCTTCGTCTTCCTCGTCCTTTTCTACATACGGAGTGTTGGCCAGTGCCTCATAAAAATCGGCTCTCTTGGTCATGATGAACTGGCTGATGTCTATGCAGAATTTCATATCGACAAACACGTCCAACGGCAACATGAGATCAGATATGATCATCGTACACATTACATCATTCGTTCTCTGGTCATCCGGACTGTATTTCTCACGGTTATCCATGTAATCACAGTACCATGAAAGCATTTCATACAAGGAACCGCCCTTGGCGTTGTTTGCCAGGGTCGGTTTTGACACGACCCAGAAACTGTTTGAGTGTAGGAATATGGCTTTCCTGCACCTTACTACTTCGATTGCCTCGGTTACTTTGTAACGCTTCACAACATCCTTTGTGGCAAGATTGAGTTCGCTGGCGACATGACCTCGTTTGGTCTGGTCTATGATATTGCTCAAAAGAGTTGTGGCAGCAGCTCTGTCGCTGCACAGGGATAACAGCCTTTCCATGTTATCCTTGATTGAATTCGTTTTCTTGTTACTCATCGTCGTTTTCGTTAAAATGTCTTCTTACGGCCTCGGCTTCTGCTTCTGCCTCGGCAATTCTTCTCTGTTCGATTCTCTCTACGGCTTCTGATTCCTGACGGTCCTTTTCAAGCTGCTTTTCAATGCAATAGTTGATTAGGAGCCTTTTCAAATTCTCCGAATCCAACTTAGCTACTTTTGATATTTGCACATGATAGGCTCTCGCAAGAAACGAGCGTAGTTGTACGAGATTCGGGAAAGTCGGAATGCTGTCAGTACTCAGGAATTCATACGGGTGAATGCTGATCAATTTCGCTATGCCAGAAGCGTCAAACGTCTTGATGTATTTCGGATTGTCACCATACACATTACTTA